AAAGATCAAGTTGAAGTATTAGAAGCAACTCAAGATATATTAAAAGAAGAAGTTAAAATTACTTCTACTTTAGTAAAAGACGGAACTGAGGCAGATGGAAAGTTAGAAGAGCTAAATAAACAATTAGAGGAACTAAAAAATAGAAAACCTAAAACAACCGTTATAGTTAAAGAAGTTGAAGTTCCTAGCAAGAAGAAAAAATGGTAGGCGGTTTATCTTGTTGGAAAGGTTATGAAAGAGTTCCTGGCACTAGCGCTGGACAGAAAGGTAGTTGTAGAAAGTCAAGTGGACCTTCTCTACGTAAAACTACAAAAGGTAAAGGTAGAAACTTTTTGTCTGTTAAAGAGGGTGCTGGTATGACAGCGGCAGGTAGAGCTAAATATAAAAAACAAAATCCAGGTAGCACACTTTCTGCTCCTGTGACGAAGAAGAATGTAAAACCTGGAAGTAAAGATGCTGCTAGAAGAAAATCTTTTTGTGCTAGATCAAAAAGTTGGACTGGTGAGAGAGGTAAAGCAGCTAGAAAACGTTGGAGATGTTAATATGGCAAAGTTTAAATTAAAAGCACCTTACGGTATAGATCCCGTTGCAAGGTATGAAGTTCCGTTTACACCTGATAATGTTGGCGATGATAATGGTTTAGTTGCTAAAGCTAATGATAACGGCACTATGATCGTTAATAAAAATATTCCTTTAAATTCTAAACTTAGAAAAGAAGCGGAGTCTCATGAAGATCACCATTTAAAAGATATGATGGATGGTAAACTAGCTTATGATGATAATGCTGTTTACCACAATTTAGATGGCAAAGGTGTTAAAAAAGTTGACAGAAAAAACTTTAATGAAAGTGATAAGTCTTTACCTTGGGAAAAAGATGCTTATAAAGCTGGTGACAATTTAGAAGAAAAAGATATGAGGCCTAATCCTAATAAGTTAGATGGACCACCTAATATGAAAGATGATACACCACTTGCTTTTCAAAAAATTGGTTCTAGACATAAATTTGGGAGAAAACGTGATAAAAGTAAAGTTTCAATGAATGAAAACTTTGGACCAACTATGATTAAAAAGTTTACACCTTTTGCTTTAAATGAAGGAGATCCAACACCTTCTGGAACACCTTATGCAGGAGATACGGTTTATTTTTCTCCTGAAACAGGGAAGTTAATTCATAGGCGTAATAGTGATGGGCAAGGTACTATAGATATTAAAAGAGATGATCAAGGCAGGATAAATTGGCAAGGACTCACTAAAGGTGCAAGTGGAAGCGTTGACTCTATACAACAATCTTCAAGTTTTAAAAACAAACCTTCTGGCATGAGCGCTGAGCAATACAACGCAAAATTTAGAAATCAGCTTAGCAAAGTTGAAAAAGAGTATAAAGATAAAATGGCAAGCTATAATTACTATGATGATCTTTTTACTAAAGGTGGTGATTTACCAAAGATTGAATACGGTAGTGGTAGTATAACATTAAAACCAGGTCAAGACTTTAAAGCTTTAGTAAAAGAATATGGATCAACTGCGGCAGCTATGGATAACATGAAGTTTGTTTATGACAAGCCAAAAACAGGAACTAGTGACCCAGTCGCCTCTGGTGATGTCACACTTGCGCAATTACTTGAAGAACAAAAAGAAGCAGCTGCAAAAGCAGGTATGAAAGGTTCTAGTGGACAATATAGTGATCTTAGAAAAGCTATTACTGGAGAAAACACTAAACAAAAGAAGCGTAATTATGAACTAACTTCAACAGAGTTAGCTAAAGCTCAAGAGGCATTTCCAGATATATTTACAGGAACTAATACTCAAAAGTTAAAAAAGCAAGAAGCAATAGATAAATTAAACGCTGAATATAGAGACGAAGATGGAAGAATTAAAGGTGCTCACACTAATGAAATTAATAGAAAAGAAGCAGAGCTTCAAAAGAAAATAGCAGAATTAAATAATCAAAAATTCGATATTTAAATGGAAAAGAAAACATTTAAAGAAACTAAAGTAGGAGCATTTTTAGCTAGTAAAGCTCCTAAAGTTTTACAAGCGTTAGGCGACGTATTACCTAATCAAGGAACTCTTGGTGTAGTAAAAAATCTTATATCAAGTGATAGTAAGATTGATGAAGTAGATAAAGAGCAGGCTATGAAGCTTATAGAACAAGATATAGCTGAAATGAAAGAAGTATCTAGCAGATGGAGATCTGATATGAAATCAGATTCTTGGTTAAGTAAAAACACTAGACCGTTAGCTTTAATATTTTTAACTACATCAGCTGTATTCATGATGGCTGTAGATTCATTTCATTTACAATTTGATGTAGATGAGTCATGGATAAACTTATTAAAAACATTGCTGGTAACAGTTTACGTAGCATACTTCGGAAGTCGTGGTGCTGAAAAAATAACAAAAATAAATAAATAAACATGAGAGGTTTAGAAGGAAATATGATGGCTCAACCAAGAGTGTTTGGCCACGACGCTGCGGCAGTTATAGCTGGGGCAATAAATATAAGAATACCAGCAATAGAAGCTGTTAGTATAAGTGTAGTCGGATCTGGTTATGATCAATCAGATGTAGGCGATACGCTTGGCCAGTCAGGTGCAACTACCCCTAGTGGTGGAACAGGTATTCAAGTTAACATAACTGAAGTGTCAGCAGCTGGAACATTACAAGCTGTAGAAATTATAACAGCAGGTAGTGGCTATGATGTAAATAATTTAATCACACTTGATGCAGCAACTAGTGGTGGGACAGGTGCTAAACTTACTGTTTTAGCAGATGGTTTAACTTTACCAGGTTTAGCTACTAATGATAGAGGAGCTGTAATATATAATGGTAATGCAGAACAAAGTGTTGAAATAATAACAGAAGCAGGTACAAACGTAGTATTTCCAAAAGTACAACCAGGAACAGTTGTAGGAGACAAAGCACCTATGTTAGCAAAAGGTGTTGTATCAGGTTCCAATTTAGTAGCAATATACTAAAACAAAAACAAACAATTAAATTAAATCAAATGTCAAATATAAAGAATAGAATGCGTGGTAAAGTTACCAAAGCAGAACTAGATAAAATTCAACAACAACAAAATAAAGTCAATTCTATACTAATGGAGTTAGGTTATCTTGAATCTAAAAAACATGCACTACTTCATGAATTAGCTGATGCTAATGTTACAGTAGATGGTACTAAAAAAGAATTACAAGATAAGTATGGTCATATAAATATTGATCTTCAAACTGGTGATTGGACAAGAAACGAAGAAGATGTCAGTAATAAGGAAGATTAGTATAGGTTCTGATTATAAAAATGATGCTATGCATTATTCTTTAGATCAAGAAGTTTATGGTGGTCATACAATATCTAATATTTTGTTTGACGATAAAGACAATTCATATAATATTTTTATAACTAAATCTAGCGAAGTACTTCCTTGGAAAAAGTTTAATAATAATATGGCTATATCTGTTGAATACGATCTTAAATATTAATGAAAAGCTTATATAGCTTTATTGTCAAACCTCTTAAATCAAGATATGACAATATAAGAAAAGTAGGTGATAAAACACTTATTATTAATACCACTATAGAAAACCACCTATTCGTGAGCAAAGAAGCAGTTGTTGTTTCTATACCAGCTGCTTATAGCTTACCTATTAAAGTTGGAGATAAGTTATATGTACATCATAACTTGTTTAGAAGATGGTACGATCAAAAAGGTAAAGAACGTAATAGCGCAACTTATTTTAAAGACGACTTATATTTTTGTGCACCTAACCAGATATACATGTATAATGGTAAGGCTTTTAATGACTATTGCTTTATTTCACCAGTACATGATACAGATAGTTTTAACACACTAAAAGAGAAACCTAACGTTGGTATAGTTAGATATAGCAATAGTTCCTTAGAAGACGTAGGAATAACACCTGGAACACTTGTAACGTTTACACCTAACTCAGAGTTTGAGTTTATTATAGGTGATGAACGACTTTATTGTATGAAATCAAATAATATAGCTTTAACTCATGAAAACAAAGGAGACGAGAAAGAATATAATCCAAGCTGGACAAAAAGCAGTTAATGAGTTAATTAAAGTTGCTAAAGAGCCTATAGTAGATACAGGTGAAGACATAAGCGCTGATAGATTAAAGAATGCTGCAGCAACTAAAAAGCTTTGTATTATGGACGCGTTTGAAATACTACAACGTATTGAAGAAGAAGAAGCTGCATTAAATGGCGAAGATAAAACAAAAGAAGTAAAGTCATTTAAAGGTTTTGCAGAAGGGAGAAGCAAGTGATTTACGAACAAACTCTTTGTAAAGAAATAAAAGATGTTATTAACCCCAAGATATTAGCTAAAAACAATAGATTTAAAAAGTGGGAGTATGGTTATAATGTGGAGTATGATTTTGTAGTAATAAGTAAAACAGGTAAAATTGGAACAATCATTGAAATACAAGGTCTCCGCATTGCTCTACCAGCAGCAAGTGAACCGTTTAAACGAAGCGAAAAAAAAGAGGAGCAACGATGGGCAAAATTTGAATACCCAAAAGAGCTACAACGAATTAAAACAAGATTTGACTGGGAAGAATACTCTTTAGATTTTAAAGAAAAATGGTACGATTATATTGATAATGAATTTACTAGACGAGAAAAAGGATTTTGGTTTTGTAATAATGGTATTGATACTTACATTACTGGTACTCATTACATGTACTTGCAATGGTCAAAAATTGACATTGGAGCGCCAGAATACAGAGAGTCAAATAGATTATTCTTTATATTTTGGGAAGCCTGTAAAGCAGACCATAGGTGTTACGGAATTTGTTACCTTAAAAACAGACGATCTGGATTTAGCTTTATGGCAAGCTCAGAACTTGTTAATCAAGCCACAATATCCTCAGACTGTAGATTTGGTATACTCTCTAAGTCAGGTGCTGATGCTAAAAAAATGTTTACGGATAAGGTTGTACCAATATCTGTTAACTATCCATTTTTCTTCAAACCAATTCAAGACGGTATGGATCGGCCAAAGACTGAGTTGGCATATAGGGTTCCAGCATCCAAGCTTACTAGAAGAAAGATGGAAAGCAATGAACAGCTTAAAGAACTAGACGGACTTGATACAACTATTGACTGGAAAAACACAGGTGACAACTCTTATGATGGTGAAAAGCTAAAAATACTAGCTCATGACGAAAGTGGTAAATGGGAAAGACCTGATAATATATTAAACAACTGGAGAGTTACAAAAACTACATTAAGACTAGGATCTAAGATCGGGGGTAAATGTATGATGGGCTCAACATCAAATGCATTAGACAAAGGTGGAGACAATTTCAAAAAACTATACTACAATTCAGACGTTGCAAAAAGAAATAAAAACGGACAAACAACTTCTGGGCTCTATAGCTTGTTCATACCTATGGAGTGGAACTACGAAGGATTCATGGATTCTTTCGGACTACCTATCTTTACAAACCCAAAAGATCCAGTCAAAACAATTGATGGTGGATATATTACAACAGGAGTTATACAACACTGGAACAACGAAGTTGATGGATTAAAATCTGATCAAGATGCTTTAAACGAGTACTACAGACAATTTCCAAGAACTGAAGCTCACGCATTTAGAGATGAAACTAAAGATAGTTTGTTTAATTTAACTAAAATATATCAACAAATAGATATTAACGAAGAACTAAATAATATATCTTCTGTAGCACAAGGTAGTTTTCAATGGTTAGATGGAGTTAAAGATTCTCAAGTAGAATTTTACCCAAACAAAAACGGTAGGTTTTTAGTTTCATGGGTTCCACCATTAAAGCTGCAAAATAATATAATAACAAAAAATGGAACTAAATATCCAGGTAACGAACATATTGGAGCTTTCGGCTGTGATTCTTACGACATTAGCGGTACTGTTGATGGTCGCGGCTCTAAAGGAGCACTTCATGGATTAACAAAGTTTTCTATGGAAGACGCACCACCTAATCATTTTTTCTTAGAGTATATAGCTAGACCTCAGACAGCTGAAATATTTTTTGAAGATGTATTAATGGCCTTAGCATTTTACAGTATGCCAATACTTGCTGAAAACAATAAACCAAGATTATTATATTATTTAAAACGTAGAGGTTATAGAGGTTTTAGTATGAATCGTCCTGATAAAATATACAACAAATTATCTGTAGCTGAAAGAGAAATAGGTGGTATACCTAACTCAAGCGAAGACATTAAGCAAGCGCACGCTGCTGCTATTGAATATTATATTGAAAATTACGTAGGCCAACTTGAAAACAAAGTAGGTGATATGTATTTTCAAAAAACTTTAGATGACTGGAGTAGGTTTAATATTAATAATAGAACTAAATATGATGCTTCTATTAGTTCAGGATTAGCCATTATGGCTTGTAATAAAAACAAATATAGACCAGTTCCTACTAGAGTTCAACAAAACATTAACTTAGGAATACGTAGATATAATAATAAAGGATCCTTTTCACAAATAATATAATAAATGACGAAAATTACAAACACTTATAGTTCTTTT